GGTCATACCAGTTCCACCATCCGTTGTTATGATGAGCGTTTACGCCGCCAACGACAAGGTGGCTGCTGAATGGTTCGCCCCAGCCGGTCTGAACCGTGGTGGTATTCCACAAGCCGTTCAAGTTGCTGATCGTTTGACACACACCGAGCGCGACACTCTATACGAAGGTCACGTTAATCCAATCGCAGCGTTTCCGGGTCAAGGTGTAGTGGCGTGGGGTCAAAAGACACTGCAACGTCAGCCTTCCGCATTGGATCGCATCAACGTTCGCCGTTTGTTGATTGCATTGAAGAAGTTCATCGCATCTTCTTCTCGCTACCTAGTGTTTGAGCAGAATGTATCAACAACTCGTCAACGTTTCTTGAACATTGTTAATCCATACTTGGAAAGCGTACAACAACGTTCTGGCATTTATTCCTTCAAGGTAATCATGGATGACAGCAACAACACTTCCGACTTAGTTGACCGCAATATTCTATACGGACAAATCTATATTCAACCAACACGCACAGCAGAATTCATCGTACTCGATTTTAATGTACTCCCAAGTGGTGCTGTTTTTCCGGGCGCATAAATCATAAAAAATTGATTACAAGAAACCCACTAAAAAGTGGGTTTCTTTTTTATATAGCAGGATTTCATCATTTTGCCTACAGGGTCGTATATTTATGTTTATATGAAAACAAATTATGGAAACCCGGAGTCAATAAATAAAATTTGCGAATGGACTGGTAAATATTTCACGGTTGATTGGAAGCACAGAAATAAAAGATTCATAGACACAAAAGCCATGTATGCTTGGAGAAAATCGCAAAATCACGAAATTGTAAATTGCCTAAATTGCAATAAACCGTTTGATAGATATAAAAGAATACTACACCCAAGGTCTGGAAAATTGCAGCAATATTGTTCAAATGAATGTAATGTGAAATCCAATGAGCACAAAGAGATGTGCAGAAACCTATTTTTAACAAACAATCCAATGAATTCAAAAAAGTCTCGATTGAAAATATCGGAAACCAAACTAACAAAATACGGAAATTATAAATACAACAACCCCGAAAAAGCTGCAAATACTTGTATGAGAAAATACGGAACAGCGTGCTATTTTGATAGCCCGTCTGCTATATTATCGAACGGAAAACGCATATCTAAGTTTCAAAAACAAACTTATGATCTTGTTTTATTAGAATATCCAGACGCACGGTTGGAAGAATATCTAAAAGATGCAAGATGTTCGGTTGATATTTACATACCGTCGTTAAAAAAAGCAATAGAATGTTACGGCGATTATTGGCATTGCAATCCATCAAAATGTCAGCCGGATTATTATAACAAGTCTTTGCACATGACGGCAAAAGAAAAATGGAACAAAGATGCTATTAAAACAAATAAATTGATGTTGTACGGTTATGGCGTTGAAATAGTTTGGGAAAACTCAAAGAAAAAACTCGCTCATTCAACAAAATCATGATATTTATAGTATATGCATATATTGTTAAAAGATCTATTGAAGGAAGAAGAAGAAAAAAGTGCGCTGCAAGTTCAATTGTATGTGGATATGGATGGAGTTTTGGTTGATATGGAAGCTGGATTTATGGAGCTTTCTGGTGGATTGACTCCAAAAGAATATGAAGCAAAAAATGGAAAGAATTCATTTTGGAAAGTAATTGCAAGCAAGCCAAATTTTTGGATTGATTTGAAACCAATACCAGATGCTAAAATTCTATGGGATTTTATCAAAGAGAACTTCAAGAACCCACCTCCAGTTATTTTAAGTGCAGGTCAAGGCAGCAGCATTGTTCAACAAAAAACTGCATGGATTATCAAACACATTGATCCAACTGTGAAAGTTATTATTGCTTCTGCTGGTTCAAAAAAGCCGGAATATGTTTTAAAAACAATCGGTCGTGTTACTCATGTATTATTGGATGATACTCAAAAGAACATAAATGTTTGGGACAATGTTGCATATCATCGTATTGCTATATTGCACACCGACGCTTCAAGTAGCATCAAAAAATTGCAACCATTTGTGATCGAATGAAATATCCTTTATATCGTAATACTCTTTGTCCAAAACTTTGGAACATCAATGAAGATGGTGCCAAACTTGATGATATAGTGCGCAAAGGATTGTTAAAAATCGCGCAAGATTTTGTGGCTAATCTCAAAAAAGAAAATAATATACATATAAAGATATATGATATTGTTATCATTGGCAGCATCACCAATTATAATTGGACAGATTATAGTGACATTGACTTGCATGTTGTGACAGATTTTAAAGATTTGGATATGACGGCAGATGATGCTCAAACATTATTTGATGCTATAAAAGTGGGTTGGAACAACAAACATAATATTACCATGAAAGGTCATGATGTTGAAATATATGTTCAAAACACAGCACATGTACCTACTTCAGCCAGTTCATATAGTGTGTTGAAAAATGATTGGATACAAGAACCTGTTAAAGAAAGTCCAACTTTCAACAAAGAACTTATAAAAAAGAAGTATAAAGAATACAAGAAGAAGATAACAACACTATTGTCAAAACATGATGAAACTGCTCTAAAGAGTCTGTTGGACAAGCTTTATAAGTATCGTCAGTCTGGTTTGGACAGTGGTGGCGAATTGAGTGAAGAAAATATAGTATTCAAGATTATTCGTGCTCATGGATATTTGGATAAAATCAAAGATAATATAGCCAAGACATATGATGATAAAATGAGCGTCAAAGAAATTTCATAACAAAAAGCCCCGATCTCTCGGGGCTTCTTTTTTTAAGTGAATTATTGCTTCACGAACTTATTGCTTCTTTTTACCAGCGGGAGGAGGCGGCAACTTTGCTGCATCTTCTGGTGTAATCTTTGCTCGTTCTTCTTTGTCCAACTTACCATCCTTGTTGGTATCATACTTGGCAACGATTGCTTTTTGTGCATCGGTCAATGGTGGGCGTTCTTTCTGTTCTGCGGCTACAACTGACAATACTGTTGCTAGTGCTAATACGATATACTTATTCATATATTATTTCTTTTGTTGCATCAACCGTTATTGATTGATAATATGTATTGTTATACATTTGGTTGGTATAGTCAATACTATTTACACTATATTAACAGACAGTGTATTATTCTTTTTAGAATTTTTAAAAATCCACTTTGAGTGCCCACAATCCCATATTCTATCAAATCCATTAACTTTCATATTTTCCCATTCAGATAATGACTCATTAAATTTTTGTAATTTTTTCTTTAGTTTGGATTTTTGAAACATTTGACGATTGAATAATGTGCTAAAATCTGGCGATACATAATGATATCCTTGTGCAGTATTTCCAACAAACTGCATGCCAAGTTTGTTATATATGTCACCAGTAAAAAATCGTCTGTCAGAATAACTTACCACGCTGTTTGGTTTATAATCTTCTAAAAAGATACTAAACAATTTACTGGCACCACCAAGTATTCGTGTATTGAGTGAATTGCAAAATCTTGATATTTCCCATTCTATTTTCTTATCAAAGCGGCTCTTGCAAAATGTCATGAGGCTTACAAGAGAATCTTTGTAGTATAATCCATAAGCAACACTGCAACGATCATCACCTTGTATATGACAATTATTCAAGAACTCTCGCTTACTGTTTTTATCAACTTTTTTGATTTCACATTCTCTGCCATATATTTTAGCCATTGAACCACCCAAACTTTGGCGAATAATAGATTTAACAATATTTGTTTTATGCTTCCATTCATTCTCAAATATATGAATTAATCGTATATTTTTTTCTGCACATTTTGTTGTTTTATCCAAATGATAGTTTTTACTCATTCTTGTTTGACCTTCTCTGTGCCAATATAAACCATTATATTCAATAGCAAAATTTAATTCTGGTATATAAAAGTCAAGTTCTTTACCTTCTAATATAGTTCGATTGTGTCTTGACACAGTTTTTCCATTTAGTTCAGACACCAAAAACTCGTGCAATGATGTTTCGGCGGTGATTTTCCTTTCAGGATGACACAATTCACAAAACACATCTGTGGGAACATATACAGTAGAATCAAATCCACCATTGCATTTCTTACACTTGAAATTGTATTTCTTGGAAAAATGATAACCATCATATTCTTCTGGTTTTATTAACCATTCTATTTTTTGATCATTAAAATATGCACAAAGTTTTTCATAATGATTTTCTTGTTTTACTTTACTTCTGCGATCTATAACTTCACGAGATTTACCAGGATTATCCACTCCATATTTTTTCATCCAACCATCTATTATCTTTTCTCTCAATGGACTGTTTTTTTGTAGAATATTTTCAACTCCATAGTTGATCATGTTGGTGTGTTTGGACTTGTCGTTGATAGATTTTACTTGTTGAGCAAACTCTTTACCATACTTTGCTTTCATACTGATCTTGAGATTTTGTACAACACTTGCTGTCTGCATGGGATGTTCCACACCATATTTTAGCAACGAAGTTTGTTTTTGAGATTGCCTCATTTTTAGCAGCACCTCTGGGTCTTTGTTGGCACATGATTTACAACAATATTTTTGTATATTTCGTTTGACCCATTTGACTTGAAAATCCATTTGGCATGTCTTGCAAAGCATGTTTGTGTGTATTGGATTTTTCTTGGGTCTTGCCATAAGTGTATTTGAGTTCGTATGCAGTATAGTATTATAT